ACAACTTCGTAAATGATTATCAGGACGCATTAAAGATTCAATAAAGATAGCACGAGCTCTATCCCATTTCTCATAAGATGTTAATTTTTCATCAAGTGTTTTCTGGTCTTTCATGTAAATCACATTGTGGGGTTCCTTGAATTAGTATTTCAACTATTTCTATTTTAGCTTCAGAGGACAAATTCCTATCAGATTTAACAGTCTCTATAATACCCTGAATATCAGAGCATTCCATAAGTCCAGCGACAAGAACTGCAATCATTGACGTAACATCCATTACTATACCTATTTAACAACTTCCCAATGGTCATCACACGATTCATGCATTGAAAATTTATATCTACCTGAAATAGATGAAAGATATACTTTACCCTGCTGTCGTTTCTCTACACGACAAGAATGTAATAAATCCATCTCTTTAGAGAATCTCTCTTTTGCTTGAGAAGATTTTGGATTCACGCAAAGCATTTCAGTTTTCATAAGAAATTAGTAATAACGATAGAAGAAAGACGAACACCCCAATTCATAAGAACCATAAAGGATGCTATAAAAACAAGTTTTTCAGATCCAGTTAATTGCATTTTCATTAACGAACTACAGATAGTATAAACCCCCACACCGAAGTGCAGGGGTTTTGTGTGCCACTTAGTTAAGTGTACTATATTTTATAAAAAAGGAGTCTACCATCCATTACCTGCAAATAAAGCAAAATTAAGAGCACCCCAATTAGCATCATCATGTGCAAGTCTTATACCCTGTAGGGTACCACTACTACCTGCCCCAACTGCTCCCCCTGACATCTGATATTGGCCCATCACTGTGTAGTTATAATTAATCGATATAGTTTGAGAATTAAAGAGTTGAAATACGTTGGGGGCACTATTATTAAAGAAAAGCACTTCTCCTCTGTTCCATTTTTGACCGTTACCCAGCTCATGCCATTGACGGTTAGTTCTGAAATTTGCGACCTCAGTTGTACCACTCTGACTCATTTGCTGGTAATTATATCCCTCAGTTATCCAATTACCACCTATTTTTACCTCCAAACCTAGATCATCACTAGTATCCACTGATTCATGAGCGAATATTAATTTCCACCATTTTTTATCTGTATGACTTGCAAAATCGGTAAAAACATCATAAGTAGTTCCTGCTACACCTGCTGCTACATCCACACTAGCCATTTTAATCCATGCACCACCAGAATCTACCCATTGAGGAGCAGCAGCATTACCTTGACTAGTTAATACTTGACCTGATGTTCCATAGTTAGTACCACCGATACCAACTTGACCAGCACTTGCTATGCGGAGTCTTTCTGACCCACCAGTATTTAATATTAAATTAGATGCAGCATTAATTCCAGTAGAAGCAGTTACAACACCAACAACATCAATACCACCAGCAGTAACATCAATACCACCAGCATTAACATCAATACCACTTCTTGCAGTTATAAGTCCAACTGAGTCAATATTATTAACATCCTCATAAGTAAGAGTTCCCCCTACAGTGACATTCCCACTGAAGTTAGCACTTACAGCAGTTATAATTCCTGTTGATCCTAATTGAAAAGTGGTTCCACTTGCAGTAGTAACATCCAATCCTGGACCTGTTATAATACCAATGGGTGCTAATAATTGTGCCTTCGTCTGACTCATCGTATTTGTTACTTTCTTTTATTTATCTTAGGCAATCGCTAAGTATATAAATTTACTTCCATTATCATTAACACCTGCAACAGCACCACCAGCAATACCAAATCCTGTAGAAGTTACTCCAATATAATCGTAATTAGTCTGTTGCATCATATCTTTATTCCAGAACCAATATGGATCATATAGACTACCTCCTGTTGAAGCATCAGGGAAAGTTCTTGCAGCTCCAGAAGTATTTTTACCCCATATAATTCTAACGGCACCTTTTGCTCCATCCATAGAATTAGTGCTACCACCTTGAGCACCACCACCGCCACCAAAGTATCCATCATTAGTTGTTCCTGGAGACCAACTACCACCTGTTCCATTTCTACCACCACCAACATTATTATTAGGACCAGGTGGGGTCAATAGATTTGAAACTGATCCACCTCCACCACCATTTCCATCACCACCACTACCAGAACCACCAGAACCAGAAGCACCTTCACCATATATTCCTACTCCACCACCAGCACCAGCTTCGTCATTACCACTATTACCTGCTTCTCCACCACCTGCACCACCACCTTGACCATCAGCACCATTTGAAATACCATCTGCTTGACTAGATCCTTGATATCCACCACCACCTCCACTACCAGTATATCCACCAGCACCACCACCACCGCCTCCAGCATTACCAGAAGAATTCCATCCACCTCTTCCACCAGTTCCAATACCTGCATTATCAGTGTTAGCAGAGCAAGTTCCTCCTATTCCAGGTGCATTAGATGGTGATTTTATTGCACCTCCACCACCATAGGCCATATAAGTCTCAGAACCTACTGTAAATGTACTATTTCCTCCATCACCACCACTACCAGTACTACCCTGTCCACCAGTTCCATGACTTCCTCCAACACCTACTGTTACATTATAAGTTGTTCCAGGAACTATTGTAATACTATTTTTATATGCTAATGCACCACCACCTCCACCTAATCCACCTGCACCTATACAAGCACCACCACCGCCACCAACAAGAACTACACTACACTCTGTTACTCCTGCAGGAGCAGTCCATGTATAATTTCCAGGACTAACCCATGCTTGTTCACCAGTTCCTACAGGTGAAGCAGATAATCCTTGATTATTATCCCATATATAGAAACTATCTGTTGTATTGGCATTCTTAATCATAATAAATCGTGGAGATGATGGAAATCCACAATCTACCTCTATATCTTGATTTGTACCAGTATAAATTCCCACCTTACATATTCCCTTTATAGAAGAGAACATAAATCCCCTAAATCCTTGACCTGCGTAAGGAGAACCATTTGAAACACCTGGACCTGTGAATAATTCAGTCGCAGTTGGTTCAGTATTATTCCACCAAGTTTGAGGTGCAAAAGCAGTAGCAGGAGATGTTGGTCCTTCTCCAAGTTCACAACCCATAGTAGCACCTATACCAGCATGATAAATTTTCCATTTAGTATAATCCCCAGTTGTTCCCCTCAAAGGTTTAATCACCGCAAATTCAGGTTTTACACCCAGACTATGCCTAACAGTTTGTATACCAACATTATTATAATTCCATGCAATAGTATCAAAAAATCCTCTAGCCTTTCTAAAAAGATACATTCCAGTATTAGCATCCGTAATATATGGGCTAGCACTATTCACAATATATCCTTTCTCTATAATTCCAATATCATAATTAGATCCAGATATAGGATCCTCAGTAGCTCCACCCCATGTATTACTAAATAATGCACTATATTTTTGATTATCCTGAATTCCACTGCCACTTTGGTCGCCAAAAGTTTTAAATTGAACCCAAGGTGCTCGTGTTGTAGCATTAAACAGATCACGTCTCAACCAAGCCATGTCTGGAGTAAATCCAGGTTGTTCTCTTGGTGTCCGATTTATACCTGATCCCTTTAATGCTTGGAAGAAACAAGTTCCACCTATACCCGAACGTTGAACATTATCTTGAATTGGTGTTCTTTGAGGTTTTCTTACAGCAATCCAAATAAATTCATCTCCTTCACCCATTCCTGAACCTGTTCCACTTTCAATCCAAAATCCATTAGATTCATTACTTATCCTCATCCAAGAAGTTTGTGCTGCTTGACTAGTTGTATTAAAGAAAGGACTTCTACCCCTACCACCAGTATTACTATTATTATAATAACCATCAAACCAACCTGATGATGTATTAATCAAACGCCAATAATCATTTTCAGTTTTATTTCTAACTAATACAAATTCAGGTTCAAATCCACATTCATTAAATGCATCAGCAGCAAATCTATCAGCCCTAACAACACCTACTCCACAAGCAATTGCATCCTCTGTACCATCATCACCGAATCCACCACTTCCCTTATCAGCAAAGAAATAACCAATGAATGGAGCTCCATTATAATTAACATATTGTGTCGCAGTATCAGGAGAACCACGCAATAAAACAGACTTAGTTCCATTAGGCTTTATTACATACTCACCATTTCCCACACTTTTCCTAGCCTGAGAATCCATTAAACCATAATACCAAAACTGCCAAGGAGTAGTCGGATCAGAATATTTGTGATAACAAGACCAATCATCATTAGCATTAAGTCTCTTGACCAAAATAAAACCAGGTTCACAGTCTAAATCGTGAAAAATTTCATGACCCTCTGTTCCGTTTCCTGTCCATGTCTGAACATCAAAAAATTTCTTTTTCTTCTTAAATTGAACCGATAGATTCAAATCTAACTGATTATCATTTCCAACACTCTGTTTTGCAAAATCTGTAGAATGAACCACATATCCATCATTATGCGTCTCAAAGTCAACTGCAGCACCATTACCACCACCAGCATCTAAAGTAACATTACTAATAGCTGCAAGTTGTGGATTATTGTTTAAAATAATCTGCTCACTACCAATACCAATAGTCTGACCATTAGCAACTATCTGTTTTGATGGAGTTAATTTAGTAACAACCTGATAGTCACTAGTATCACCTGTAAATTTATGCCATATCACTCCTTCGTCTTCAGATTGTGATAAGTCAACATATGTTGTTACTTTTTGTGCACCACTATTAGTACCTGGTCGTGTATACGTCTGTACATCAAAATAATCCTCTACATAGTTCGCCTCAATAGGAACTGCAGGAGTTTTCCCAGTAGAAAAAGCTTTTATTGTAGCAATTCGTCCGTGTACAGGCATGAGATATTTTTTAGATATTTAGGATAAATTAGTCAGTACTGGAAAGAACCCAGTAAACGTATTCAGCACCAGAAACATTAACAGGATTAGCAGCAGTATTAGTAATCCTTAGACCACTAATGTGACCACTATTTGGATTACCAGTACTGGTAAGTGAATTAATATAAGTTGTATTACCAAGATTGTATTGGTCACCAGTTTGATTCAATCTCATAAATTGAGTTCCACCAGAAGTTGGAATAGTTCCACCACTAAAAGCTTTATCCCACATATACCAATCACCTGTACTTCCAGCATCAGCCCTTTTAATTAAAACGCAACCTAATCCACCACTGGAATTACCAGTAGTAAATCCCATCTCAATATCAATTTGATTTCCTGTACCAGTATAACTACCAATCTTACTCCAACCAGGATATTCTGCGAAGAAATAAGCAACATATTGCCATGAATTTTGATTCCACCTGTAACTGTTGCCATACGTAGGGTCTGGTCCTACAACAATTTTCTCATGATCAACTGATACAAGTACACCCGATTCATTAGCATAATTCTGTTTTCCTTCGGTAGTATTAAGCCTTAACTGCTTATCCACTCCCAAAGATTTATGATATACTGCCCAATTTTCATTACCATCATAAGACTTACACCAAATCATCGAAGGCTCAAATTCAAGGGCATGGTAAATATTTCGATCACTTGTATTATCCCCAACCCACTGTTGCATATCAAAAAACTTCCTATGTTGATGAAGTGTCATAGTCCACACCCAACCACTTGTCATATCACTACCACCCCCTAGTTCACCAATTCCGTCTGTTGCATTTGCATTAGGATTACCAGCCATATTATACCAACTGATCGCATCATTGGGAGATCTAAACATCCAGGTACCATTATTAAAAGACCACAGATTTGAATTACTTGTAGAATTCCATCTCAGATATCTCTTCCAATCAAAACGACCAACCATAAATGTGATACCACTACTATTACCAGATCCACTAGTACCTGAAACTCTCTTACTAATTACAAAATCTAATGTTCTACTATAACCATTAGCAATTTCCGAACCTGCACCAGGATTATTAAGCAACGATGAGGTAAAAACATTTTTAATTCTTGGAGTTCCTTCAGGCCCTACTCCAGTTATAGTTGCATTTCTATATGCAGAATCCCCAACTACCATAAACACTGCAGTTTGTTTTAGCTTCCATCCTTGTGCAAATCCTTTTGCAGTTCTATACCCTATATCACCATAAGCAGTATTATTATCACTATCAGATTGCTTTTTTTCCTCTGTAAAATTACTTGGAAATACCCACCACGGACTTTGATTATGGAAACTCAACCCCCTCAACTTATCACTTACTCTCCAAGAATTTGCCATCTTTGCATTAGTACTAGAACCACTCTCCAGTTGGTCACAAAGCTTTGTCATTAAAAATTGTGCTGGCATTCCACAATCCAATTCAGGATACCAAGTTGAATTAGATGCACTTGAACAATAACCACAAAATATTAATGGTTTATTTCCCTCTTCACCAAATATACAATCTTCTGCTGCTTCATTATGACCCCACATATACACATTATAGGTAATACCATTAACATTTAAATTATTTCCAACAGTAAAGTGAGTTGCATTTGGTCCGCCATTAGAGATAGGAAAAAAACCATTATCAGTTGCTATACCATAATCTTGGTTTAATCTGGTCCACCTATGTTCAGGATTGTAATTATTATATCCTCTATGCCATGTAGCAAACTGATGCCAAGAATCATTCCCTGTTCCAGTATCACTCTGACATTTGACAACGATCATTCCAGGAGTACATCCCAAATCGTGAGCGATCTCCGTAGTACCTGCATTATCAGCACCTCCTTCATATGAAAATAAAGTAAAGAATTTTTCCTGTTTTGCAAAGGTATATGATATATAATTTTTAGTTGAAGCATTCAGATCAACATTAGTTCCAATAGTATATCCATCAGTATTAAATGATATTAAAGTGGTAGCATCAGCAGTGGGATAATCAGGACCACCACCAGGTTCATCTTGATCATTACAAAGAATGGACTTACCAACACCCATCAAAGTATCCATCCATCGCAAACCTTGATTTCCACCTGACGCAACAGCACCAACTTGCTTTGTCCAAATTAATCCACCCTTATTCTCAAGATCTATCTGATTATATATTTGTTTATTACTTCCTTGCCCCTCGTAATATTGCTGTGCAAAGACATCTTCCTGATAAACAGGATTAGATTCTTTTACAGGAACCCTTTTAGTTTTACCAGTCGCAAAAGAACTAGGCGTTGTTACACGAGAATGAACAGGCATATAATTTTACCTTAATAATAAGCACCACTAACTACACCCAATAAGGTATAATTGTCGCATGTACTTGCTGAACCTACTGTATTGATTCCCGTAAATGATTGTATATAATATCCATGTGATGTTGTAAGTCCATTCACAGCAGCAGTAAATGAACCACCTGCCCACTGAATAGTCTTTGATACTCCATTAAGATTAACTGCTGTTACAGTATGTGCAAGACCTGCATTTCCATTAATAATTGCACAGAATGTAAGAGTAGAATTATCAAAATCACTGGTTGTTGGAATACCAGTAACACTTAAAGTTATAGGTCCAGTTGAACTCGTACATATAGCAATATTACTACTATTTCCTGCATAAGTTAAAGTTGCGGTATTACCTGCAAATAAGGTACTCTTCTCCGAAACTGTGAATACTCTGGTTTCATCAGTTGAAAGAGGTATATTAAAATCAAATCCTTTCTTTGTATTATCATATAATAAAGTCTTATTTCCGTCATTACCACCATAAACCACAAGACCTGCATCAGCAGCAGTCGTATTCGATGCGGTTGAGGTTGATGCTACACCAACTGTCTTATCAGCAACATCAAGTTTTTCTGTATTAATAATCGTTTCTGTTCCCTGAACTGTCAAGTTACCAGGAATCAAAATAGTATCAGTCGTACTACCAAGTGTGGTAGCAGTAAGAACTCCACTAATGTTTACGCCATTAGGGAAGGTTGGAGCACCCGTTCCCAATCTATCGACATAATTATCTGATCTAACTTTAGACATTTGGGTTCACTCTCCCCCGACTATTATTTCTTTATTTATTTATGCAATCAATTATGCGTGGGCATAATAAATCATCTTATTTCCATTCCCATTAACAGGGCCGTAGTTTGAATTTAATTTAAACCCTGTCGAGGTGGTATCTACATAGTCATAACTACATACTTCTGCTCCATTTTGATTAATTTTTAAATAACATTCACTACCACTACCATCAAGACCACTCAATGAATCCCACAAATTCCATTGGATAAAGTTAACACCAGAGGTTATACATTTAATTATGAGGAACCTTGGGGTAAAACCTAATGTAATTTCATGTGATCCATCATTTGTTCCATCACCTGTGTAAGAGCCAACCTTAGATATTCCCGAAATACTGCTGAACAACATAGCCACATAATATGCACCAGAAACATTATTCAATCCACCTCCTGCTGTAAACCAATGAGTACTAGTAGGTGGTTTCCACCATTGATTTCCACTTATTACAGCATCATTGGTATTTAATTTTAGATAATAATCTTGAGGATATGTACCCATATCTTTATGATAAACTACCCAATCACTTGATGCATCTCTTCTCTTAACCCACATCATTTCTGGAGTAACTCCCATATTTTGCAATCTTTCAGCATTCTGACCCGTACCCATATAGACTTGAACATCAAAACCCTGATGGCGTTTCCACATCCAACTACAATAATCAGCATCTTCTCCTGGTTGCTCACCCCAACCATTTTGGAAATCCATTATATAATCATTATTATCAACTTGCTGGTTATTAGTTGGAGATCTTAAGTAAGTCTTACCAGTCAATCTTGAAGCTATTTCCCAATCTTTATTTTGTACCTGTTGTTTTGTCATAGCAAAATCAAGAGGGAATCCACTTTCATAAACTGGATAAGATGCTGCATTATTACCTTCATCAATAGCAAATATATTCGTGGCAACTTTCTCAGGTTTTGCTACCAGACCATCAGGTCTGCGTATAGCCACATAGACGAATTTATCACCATCTGAATTGTTATAACTACCAGTTCCATTAGGAGAAAAACCATCAGACGCTAATGTTATACCACTTGCATTTATTTCATCTCCACTAGTACTCTGCAGTTCTAATCTAGTACCATGAGAATTAGCTTCATTTTGTCCTACTGCCATTCCCCTCATAACATCAAATACCTGCCAAGGTGTGCTACCCTGCGATGAATTTTTTATCATTATCCACTGGGGTTCCCACCCCAAATAAATTTTAGGTCGAGTAGAATTATTACCAGTTCCAATATACGATCCCGTAGCTATTAAATTTTGATCTCCTTCCTTTCCAAAGACATATTCTGCAGGGTCCGAGAAAGGACTATCATTTACAATTACTGTTGGACTACCTGAATCTGAAAGTGTTCCAGGAGTTACTGTTGCAACTTTTGGACCTGTATTTTGCAACATTAAAAGTGTAGTAAAAGTTATGTTTGTTAATGGTTCTATAGAAGGTTTAAATGAAGTTTGATATTGCGAATATTTTTGAACACGTAAATTAGACATCTTTCCATCAAACCAAGTATAACTAGAAGAAGTGTAACTTCTATTTCCAAGGACTACATCATTAGTATTATTCATATCACTAGTACGAGTAGCAGAATCTTTTAAAGTTCCATTAACAAATAAACGTACAGTTCCAGATGTCCTTGTTACTGCTATATGTTGCCATATACCTTCAAAAAAATCATCAGTTTGTACGACAATATCACTACCACCAGTAGCATTCATATAAACTCTAAGTTGTCCAGATGTTGCTTCATGTCCGATTGTTATACCTGTAGTCCCATTAGAAGGTCTTGAATCATAGAGAGTTCCTCTATTATTAAAATTATCAGGTTTAGCCCAAAATTCTATTGTAAAATTAGCTGTTCCAAATGTTAAATCTTGAGCTGTACCACCTGAAGGACTTATACTTATAGAATCTTGATCAAAATCAACAGATTTTGCACCTGCTGCCTGAGACTCACCACCTGCAAAAATCCAAGCAATATAAGTTTCTCCTGATATATTATTATAACTTCCGATAGTAAACTGCGTATTTGTTGGCATCTGTGGGAAGGAAACATTACCTGATCCTGACTGTGCAGAATTAGTACTATCAAGAACTAACCATTTAGGTGAATCAAGTCCAGAATGCCATGATGCTTTATTTTCACTTTTAGTGGCACACATTGTAATAATCCATCCTGGAGTAGAACCAAGATTATGCGAAATATCACGACTATTAGCATTATTGCCAGTGTACTCAACAATATCTAGAAAACCTGGAATTTTTTTAAATGAGTAACTTACATATCCATTAACATTTGTTTGATTTATCGTACTACTGGAACCTATAGTATATCCATCAGTATTAAATGATGTGTAACTATTAGCATCATTATTCCGTTGTGCAATACTATTAGAATTTATATATCTCCCAGTTCCTAATATATTGGTTGTACTACCCCAAGCCCAATCATTTCCTGAATTTCTATACTTAGTAATTACTAATCCACCATCTGTAGATAAATCAACACCATTAGTTATAGTCTTAGTACCTGCATTACCTACATAAAGTTGCGTTGAAAATACGTCGTCAAGATATGTTTTTTTAGCAACTGCACCACCTAATGCTAACCCAGTAGGTCCACCACCCAGACCAGCTAATCCAGCAAGAAATTCTTTCCTATGCGGAATAATATAAGGAGTCATAATTATGCAGCAGAAGTTTTAGACAGATTACCAACTACAGTATAAGTAGCAGATGCTGTTTTTATAATTGTATATGAATATATGTCTACTCCCGAAGAACCACCTGCTGCAGGTGCTTCCCCTCCTATCCAATTCTCTGTAACAGCAGCATGGTCTATCGTTAATTCAGCAGAAAATGCTGCTGCAGCTGCCGTTGTAATAATAGTAACTACCATACAATCACCTACTCCCATTTGAGTATTAATACCAGCAGATGATGTTATATTAGGTGTTGATGTAGCAGTTTCCGCAGTGGTAAACAAATGCACCATTCCATTATCAACATTTATATTAGTATTATCGCTTAACTTTCCTGCAGTAACATTTACCTTCTCTCTTAATATAGAACCACCATCAAAATCAGCACCCTTAAAAGTAGCTGATGAATTAAAAGTTGATACACCAGTTATATTAAGTTCTGGTGCTTGGAATGCACCACCAGTTAATGTCCACTTCGTGCCACTTGTACCCCATGTTAATGACTTATCAGTAGAACCATATACAACAATACCTGCACCATTAGCACTTGCGTCTGTAGGGGAAGAAGTAGAACCGATTCCAACTGTCTTATCAGCAACCTCAAGAGAACTTGTGTTAATAATAGTCTGAGTGCCCTCCACGGTCATATTACCCGTGATTGTCAGTGCACCTCCTACCGTAACATCACCATCTAGTGCTTTTAAAGAACCATCAAAATTAGTAGCAGTGATGACACCAGAAGAATTAGCACCGTAAGGTAAAGATATACCCCCTTGACCAGTTCTATTCTTTATAGTATTGACATTTAACTGTGACATCTTTTATTACTTTTTAGTTATTTATCTGAGTACTAATTGGGATTTCTAAGAAGCAATTTATTTGCAGCAACTGCAACACCAGCAGTAATGTTTTCAGCATCAGCACTAGTGCTTAAAGTTCCATCAGCAAGGACATAATACTTATTTGCAGGTGAAAGACCCGACACTGCCTCATTTGTTGCCCCAGTAACATCTACCTTAGCAGTTTGACCATCAGTATAAGATGCTTGAGATATTCCAACATAATTATTATCATTCATATTACTTACCCTTAGACCTTGCACATAATACCAACGCTTATCTGCTCCAAATGTAAGAGCAACGCATTTACCTTGATCAGGATCATAAACCATCATAGGATAACTATCCCCCATATTATCAAGTTCAGGTCTAAACCCATACCAACCCTTAGAAGATATAACTCCTGAACTATCTACATCAAGAACTGCTGAATATCCGTTAGTAACACCACCAACAACGTTTGAATAAATTATCATATATTTCTTTGCAGCTGGATCATATACAAAACTACAAGTATTTGATACTATTAAGGTTCCATCACCATTACGACCCACAAAGTATTCTGTACCGAAAGTAAAAGTTGTTCCAGAAAGTGTTGCTTCCCTAGCCAGAACATGATAATTAGTTCCATTAGATCCTTCAACCCAAACTATCATATTTTTTCCTGTATCAGGATTATGAACAACATTATCTAATCTATCAGTTCTACTGCTATCAAATACTTGAGCAGTACCAAAAGTGACAGCATCAGAGGCAATCGTACCAGCAATAATTGTTCCTCGTTCAGTAGAATTATACCTACCATACGCAATAACTAATTTATTTGCTGTAGAGTCCCAACAAGAAGTCATAGCAATTGCACGACTACTAGCATCATAACTAACAGGACTATTAGGCCAGTTGCTGCTATTAGTTCCTGAATTTTTTCCTATTCTAGTTTTAGCATCATATGGGGAAGTTTGAATAGTTGCACTAGCAGCATAATTATGATCAGAGTTTGCACAATATGTTATCCAACCCCATCTAATATCATCACCAAACACATCTACAGGAGTACCTGTTGTTATAGTCGTACCACTAACTGTACCACTACAAGTTTTTCCTTTATTACCATCACTTCTATCACTATAAAAAACAACACACTTATTATTATAAGGATCATAACAGGCATTAAAAATAGACACCTCGTTAGTAGTAAATGTAACAGTAGTTCCCCATGATATTGTAGTTCCACTTAAAGTACCAACTTTTACTTTTCCCTTACCACTATCACTAGAATCCCTATAAAACATTACATGCTTATTAGATGTGGTGTCATAGGTGTAACCAACACCAAAACCACCACTATTTGCAGATTCTGCTTGCGTATTAGTCCCAAATACCTCATTAGTTCCAGATGCTGCCATCAATTTACCATCACCAACAACAATAACTCCTTTACCTCCAGTTATTGAACCAGAAGAAACTCCCACTATTAAACCACCAGCTGGTGGTAAATTAGTTAGATTCGCACCATCACCAGCAAATCCAGTAGCAGTAATAATACCTGCATTTCCAAATTGAATATTATCACCAATACCTAAAGATTGAGCAGTTATAATACCAGTTACATTCTGATTTAAAGTTGTTGCAGTAACAACCCCAGTAACTGTCATTCCATTAGGAAAGTCTGGAGCTCCATCCCCGTTGGTATTTAATATGGTATCAACTTGTAACTGAGACATTTTTATTACTTTTTAGTTATTTAGGTGGTTATGAATGCTTTATTATAAAATACCATATAATTTAACTTTTCCCGTATCCCAAGCAACACCTGTACTTGAAAAGATTGTAAAGTGAGTTAAATTATTAGTTCTAGTGTCCTTCACCTCTATAGTTCCTGTTCCATTCCAAGCACTAGCAGTACCACTTCCTGGTTCTCCGTGTCCATACATCTGTGGCATATATGCTCCCTTATCATAAAAATTACCAGTAGGTTGGATTATAAAGAGTGTTCCAGATACACCATATACATCATTGTTCATTGCAAAGAAATCGTCAGTATTGGAAGTTCCAGTAGATCCACCCCCTGAAGCATTTCCACCAACCGAAACATATTTACCATATGAACCGAGTTGATAATTACTACCAGTCACTAAAGTTCCATCTATTTTTATTTTTGCTCTACATCTAAATGCTCCACCCGCTTGATAACCGACACTAATATATCTAATTGCATACTCATCATAAGCAGCATCTTGTGGAATAGCAATTTCAATTTCGGTTGATGATGTGATTGTCGTAGTTGATAATAAGTTCCATGCACCACCACCAGCATCTGCCCAGACAGCAGGAGATCCACCACCTGCACTTGTTAATACTTGTCCAGCTGATCCTATAGATTGGTTAACTCTATATTCTCCACCTTGTCCTATACCAAATCTCTCTGTTACACCACTACCATTATTAACATGTACTCTAAATGCACCATAATCATTATCTGCTCCACCGTCATGCTGTCCTGCAAGATGAACTAAATCACTAACTTCACCACCACTCCTAGTTCCTTGAAATATTATTTTACTACTTCTAGAATTAGAAGCATCACTTGCTGTTGTATTTTTTATAGTAATGTTATTATTAGCATCTGGACCATTAATATTTAAATTACCACCTAAAGTAGAAACACCAACAATATTAGCACCACCAGCAGTAACATCAATACCACTAGTAGTAGTAACAATACCAGTAACATCAATACCACCTGCACCTATGGTAGCAATACCACTTATAACTGCACCATCAGGTAAAGATGGAGTAGCACCTGCTCTTCCTTTTATACTAGTAACATTTAAAGTTGACATCTATTAAACCCCTAATTGTAGTGCATCAATAACCAAAGATTTACCTGCTCCAACAGTTATTGCAACACCTGAAGCAACCTCAAGTCTTGGTACTATTGTAAAAGCAACTGAAGTGCTAAGACCTGCATTAGCAGTATCTAAAACCATATTTTCATTTACTATATCATACGTATCAACATAACTAAAAGGTGATTTATTACCTGCAGAATAATTAATCGCACTTCCTACACCAGTTTTTAAATCAATATCAACGGTTCCTGCACTTACATTAAATGTATGTCCAGCACCAACAAAGTTAAATGTAGTAGCACCATATCCAATTAAAGTCCCATCTGACCTAATACCAACACCCCTTGCAGAAGGTGCTAATTTGGCAATAGTAATAGAACCATCAGAAACCTCAGTAATGGGGAATGAAACTCCCAAAAGAATTCCAACAAAATTTAATCCTGATGCAGGAGGAGTTGTAAAAACTATATTAGTAGGATTACTTCCTGCTATAGCAAAATCTTCATTTGGATTCTGAGCAACACCACCCAAATAAACCTGCAACTGAGTAGCATCCATTGGAGCCATATCGCTCCCACCTACTCGTACTGCAAATGATGTAGTTGAACTATTAAATCCACTTGAGATATCATCTATTTCTAATACAGTAGAGAGATCAGAACTTTCATAACTAATCCATACCGTACCATCCCAAACATATGAAAATCCCGAAGCAGTGTCAGTATATATCTGATTAACAGAGGGATTATCGGGAAAATTGAGTGCCATTATTTACTCTTTATAGATATTTATAGTGCTTGCTTTTCTTATTTATCCTTGCTATAATCTTAGTAAAAACAAATGATCATATTAACAGGACATGAAGGTTTCATTGGAAAAAAATTCCTTGAGAAATTAACAGGAAAAGAAGTAATTAAAGTTGAAAAGAATAACAGTTGGCATTTTCGTACTTTTAATGAATGGTATAAAGTAGAACTAATAATTCATCAAGGTGCAATCTCTGATACTACATGCACCAACCTCCAAGCATTCCACCACTTTAATGTAGAGTTTACTGAGTGGCTATGCCAACAAGCAATCAAACATCAAATACCAATGAAGTATGCATCATCTGCATCTGTCTATGGTAATACATCTGACACAATCAATCCCCTCAACTACTATGCAATCTCCAAAGTCATCTCAGACTATTGGGTACAAGATCATATGGATGAGTTCAAGTTAATACAGGGATTCAGATACTTTAATGTCTATGGAGAAGGTGAAGAACATAAAGAAGACCAAGCAAGTCCAGTATCCAAATTCACTAAGCAAGTTAAAGATACAGGAGCACTCAAACTATTTGAAGGTTCTGATAAGTTCCTTAGAGACTTTGTATGTGTTGATGATGTTGTAGATATTGTCCTGAATAATGATAAACCATCAGGTATATATGATTTAGGTACAAGTAACCCCACTAGTTTTCAAGAGATAGGAGAACTAGTAGCAGAAAAATATGACGGCACAATAGAATATATCCCATTCCCAGAGCACTTAGAAGGTAAGTATCAAACCTACACTTGTGCTAAAAAGGAATGGGATTATAAGTTTAAAACTGTTGAAGAGTATATTAATCTCCTCTAAAAATTCTAATTGAATCATCATCAAAATGTTGGGTCGAGAACTCGAATAGTTCTGTGTCTTCTAAGGCAACCATTTGATGTCTCAACCCTCTATAAACATGGAACCTATCACCAGGTTCTAATATAGTTGTCTTTGCATCTTCAAGTTTATCTGTATCACCATAGAATAAATGTATTCTCCCTGATTGAATATAAAAAGTTTCATCTTTTAATTTATGATAGTGCCAAGAACATCTCTTGTTCTTTTTAATAAACAAAAGTTTACCACAGTATTCAGGAGAATTAGCAATCCATTTCTCATATCCCCATCCCTTGGGCACATGCTTAATAGTAATTAAAGAATGCATCATACTACAGGACCAAGACCCCAACCAACTATTACTCTCCTCTTACCTTTCGTAACAGGTGTAACTTTATGTAGCATCCATGAAGGAAACACAATTATTTCTCCTTTATCAAGTTTAATTGTTTGTTCATCTAAACTCATTTTTAGAATTAACTCTCCACCTTCATATTCATCTTTCTCAGATATACCTAAAGAAAAAGAAAGTTTACGAGAAAGTTCATTTTGAGGTATTTTATATCCATAATCAATATGCCAATCATAATGTCCTTTATATGATTCATCATATTCGGTATATTGAAAAGGTTCCCAACCATCAATAACCCATCTCCAGTGGTTGTCATTAACACATCTTATTCTACCAGTAATTTCCTCATATAAAGGCATAAGATCATCTTTATATTTTTCATCAGACATCCAATTAATTCTTGCATTCCTTACTTTATTAAAATTTTTATGTTCATGATGATGTTTACCCACAAATGATGCCTTATATAAATGTTGTTTCTTTATATAACTATTAACTTTATCAATAAAAGAATCATCTACAAAATTCGTTGTACTAAAAGTTAGTCCAGGAAACTTAGGATTTAACTCAGAAAAAAACAATGGCATATCTACCTCTTATCATTAAAGAATACATGATCAGGACATGCTTTATCATCTATAAAATAATCAGCATGTGGTTTACCCATGATTAGTTCATTATATTTAACACCCCAATCATCTAATTGCTGTTTTGTAAGATTGAATAAAACCTCTTTAGCATTTACAGACGCAATGGAATGAGGTTGATCAGAGAATCTACCCATAGCCCGTGCAGTGAAGTAGATAATATAATTACCCTCATCATAAAGTTTATTTAGTACCTTGATCCTATCCTGCCAAGGTTCTGCTTTATGGTAATCTCTACCCACAGTTGGAGTACAAATGGTACCATCAATATCAACACAATAACGCTTTGACATCATCATCTCCTAATACATAAGTTCCTGTGTGCGAAACAGCAATTGCTGCTGCTCTATTGGCAAGAGGAATTGCCTCCTCAATACTACCATACTTTAAATATCCATAAGTAAGTGCAGCAAGAAACGTATCTCCTGCACCAACAACATCGAAGACCTTCACCTTCTCTGCTGGATACAACTTACCTTTATATTCTGTACCTTCTCCACCCTTAGTTATAATCATATTCTCTGGAATAAAATGAGTAATCTTTTTAAACTCATATTCATTAACCTTTATGAAAGCATTTCCTGGTATTGAAATCTTTTTAGTATCAATAAAAATTGGACCATCAAAATTATTACAAAGTTCAAATAACTTAGTTTGTGATATAAAACCCTTATTATAATCAGATATTACAAGAGCATCATATTCACCATCAAGTACCTCATCATCTAATGGAGTAACCTCTGATTCTTCATCAAGACGAAGAATTTGCTGATTAGATGTTTCATGAACATAACGAGTCTTAGTAATCTCTTCTTCCTGAGTAATCATATCTACATAAACACCCAACGCATTCAAATTATTATATACATTCCATGCCATACCCTCTGTTCTTTTCTCCCTCTTAGGTTCAAGAATAGGAACAGGGGCTTCTGGATTTAATCTTTTAACATCGCCATAAACAAAGACATCCGTACAACTATCACCAATTAATAATACTTTCATAAGTTTTTAATCCTTTCAATAGTTTTACTGCTTGCATATCCACCAACTCTTGGGAGATGTCTAACTTCACCTGCATGTTCCCATCCAACTACATCACCATCCCTCCAATCATCACCAAGTAATAGTATATCAGGTTGGTATAATTCTATCAAATCTTCAAGTTCTTGTCTATCCCCAAATGTATGTACAACATCAATATACTTAATTGCTTCAAGCATTGCAACTCTATAAGATAAATTATTGATAGGTCTATGATCTCCCTTATCATTCTTTATCTTCTCATCCGTATCAGTAGCAACAATAACTTTATTACCAAGTGACCTTGCTACTTTAAACAGTTGAATATGTCCTGGATGAAGTATATCAAATGTTCCATTACACCATACTATGTCAGTTTCTATCATAAAGAATTAACAAACTCTAATAAATTATCAAATACCTGAACATCAGTATACTTAGTATTAATACCTTTTAAATGGTCTTTCTCTGTCTTTGCACCTTTACCTGTCCGAACTAAAATTGGTTTAACCCCAAACTTTTGTGCCATCTTAATATCTTCTATTGTATCACCAACATAATACCCATCAGTCCAATCCATACCTATCTCATTCTTAGAACGATTCAACATTCCAATATTTGGTTTAGCATACTGATCCTGTGGCATATCAGATTGATTATACAAGAAACCATCAATACTAAAAATACCTGCCTCTCCAAATTGTTGCATCATTCGTTGCATAATATTCTGAACATCTTGGTCAGTCATCAACCCTCTAGCAATATTAGGTTGATCTGCAAACATAAATGCCTTATGTCCCTTTAATCTTAACTGACGAATTGCCTCAAGAGAACCAGGAATATATCTAACATCTTCATACCTCTTAATTACATTTTTCCATTCTATAACCACACCATCCCTATCAATTCCAACCATTGGTTTTGGAAATGTAGTTGGCCAATCTTGAGGATTATATTGACCTTGTTGCTGTGGTGATTGACCATATTGTTGAGGCATCCCCGATTGACTAGGAGATTGCATCTGTGATGAGGGTTGTTTTGATTTATATCTTCCCATTATTCATTTTCCTCCTCTACATTAGAAACTTTAATTAATTTACCAAGTTCTGGCATATAAAGATATTCTAATTTACTATTACTTAAAGTAAAAATAGCATCATCTAAAGTCTCAACTAATGGCTGTCCACCAAGATTAAAACTAGTATTGAATAAAATAGGAACTCCAGAAAGTTTATAAAACTCATTAATAAGATTATAATAATTCTTATTCTGTTCTTGAGTCACAGTCTGTATTCTACAAGTACCATCTACATGGGTAACAGCAGGTAATTCACCAATATGCTTTGGTTCCATCTCCATAGCATACATCATATAAGGAGTTTCTTCACATCCCCTCAAATCAAACCATTCTTTTGCATGTTCTTGAAGTATAGAACCCGCAAATGGTCTGAACCATTCTCTACCCTTTACTGTATTGACAAAATCTTTTCCATTAGGATCTGTTGGATCATATAATATAGAACGATTACCAAGTGCTCTTGGTCCTGCTTCTGCTCTTCCTTGAAAAATAGAAACAATATTACGATCCTTAATTAATTGTGCTACATCATAATCAGTAGCATCCGTCACCTCAATACCATCATATCTTTCCAGATCCTTTTCAGTATAATCATATTGTGGTCCCAAATAAAGTGTAGTTAAAGAATCTTTAGGTATCTCTATTTCATTTTCTTTCATATATTCATATGAAAAATGTTTTGCATATCCAACTGCAGTTCCACCATCATGAGATATTGGATCAACATAAATATTCAACTCAGGAAATCTTTCCTTGTAATAATAATTTGCTATAACATTCAATCCATATCCACCTGATATTACAATATTCTTTTCACCAGTCATATCAACTGCCTGTTCGATCAAATCACCTACATATTCTTGAGTTTCTTTCTGAACTTTCCATGCAAGATTCTTTGCAGCATCTGGTAATTTAGAAGGATCTCTATGCCATTCTCTGGGGTCTCCTTTTTGCCTTAGATAATCAAATCTCTGCTGGTCAATATGTGCTCCTGCAGGATATTGAGGGATAAAAATGTTTTTATCCCCTCTCTTAGTATCTTTATAAAAAAGATCAGGAATGTCTTTACATTTTCTACCATAGGGAGCAAGTCCCATTGTTTTTCCTGCTTCAATAAATCCAAATCCCAAATATTCTGAGACTGCTTCATATGCTTTTACAGTAGTCACCGCAGAATCTATTTCTCCTTGAGGAGAGGAAATATTAGGAGCATTATTCTCTGCATGTCTTTTAAAAACTGGTTCTACTTCAGTACCTTTACACTTAAAAATACTCTCAGTTTCATAAGCTTCTATTTTATTATTCTCATCAACTTCAATACCTTGACGACTACCAGACCCATCAACTATAACAGCAGCAGCACTTTCAAATCCAGATCCAAAAAATGCAGCATATGCATGACCATAATGATGCTCACCCCAAACTGCTGTTACTTTCACATTAGGATAATACTTTCTTACCAATGCACCATAAGAAATCTCTCCAGTCCAAGGAAGTCTATGCTCTTCTTGTCCTGTTCCACACATAATTAATTCATCAATCTTATACCGATCAATAAGATATATCATTCCTCGATAAGGATTGCCATCATATTTTGAACGACTTAATCTTTCTTCTTCAATATAATATTCTAACTTACCATCACATACAAGTGCCACAGAACCATTATGTCCTGGATTAATTGCCATTACATTATAAGTCATTATACTTTCTCCTTAATATCTTTTACAATACTCTTATAAATTTCATCAACTTCTTCCTCAGAAAAATCCATCAATTTATCATTCAATCTATCTGTTAAATGGCAGTCAAATCCAGCAACACGAATTGGTGAATATACTTTCTCTACATTTTTATTCTCAATCATATTAAAATAATCAGGATATGAAACATTTGATGCATAAGTAGAACCCATTATAACTGTTCCAGGTATATCAAATGCCCTTGCCATATGCTGTCCAACACTATCACACCCAATAAAGTAATCAACAGATTCTATTACAGCACTCCAGAATCGTAAATCTACACCTTGAGGTTTCTCTGAAATTTGATCATCTTGAGATACAAGATTAACAAAATCAGGTTCTGCCATCAATATAATATTATATTTTTGAGATAATTTCTTAACCAACTGTTGATAAACATGTGGTTCAATTGATCTGGTACTATCATCTATAATATCCCCATTATCTACCCTTGCAGATCTTCCAAATGGTTGAATGACAATCGTTAAATCTTTACTTTGTTTTGCTTTTACACTTGCAAGCATATTAGCAGCATTTTTCTCTTCTGCTTTACAAAGATATAAATTTGGTTTACCTAAATCAGAATGATCATCTGTTTCATTTATCTCTTTATCAAATGCTTCTGCAAGAGAACATTGTTGATTATAATATTCCCATTTCGTATATGGTTCTGGATGAACAATCTGATTATCTTTAATTAAATTATTGAAAAGACCTTTCACATCCATACTATAAGTCCTCTCCTGAAGAAGAGGATTACCAAAATATAAAGTATCCCAACCACCAATAATTATATTCCAATCTTCGTCAGGATGAAGTCGAGCATATTTTTCTAGTGCTGGAATTGCACATATAGCACGTCCTGCTCCTCCATCAATGGAGAAAACCTTTTTTCTTGTCATAAGTAAAACTCAAGTATTCTACGTGTAAGTCAACACTTCCTATTTATTATAGGATAAAAAGATTATTTGTGCAACTATGTTGTGGTAACCCCCACAGATGCACTAGCCCGTAGAGGACAATTATAAATACTGACCTCTAAAAATAAATTATCTGATTCCCAATTAGAAGAAATACCAACAGTAACAGTTCCTATCCCTGTTGTACCTACTGGTGTTATTGTCATAGTTCCAGAAGAACTTGTACCATCATAATCATAATTAGTGCTCCATTCAAGATCTTGCGAAAGCACTTGATTTGTAAGAGTAATAGTAAAACTAATACCTGCACCAGCAACAACTGTTGTTGCAGCTGCACTTACAGAAGGCGTTAATTGTGGTCTATCTTGAGCATAATAAAGATTACCCACTCTAGAATATTCTAGAGAAGATTCAATTTCTACAGGAGATGTTGACGCAAGAGAAATATTTACTGTTGTAATGCCAGCGACAATACCAACGACAAGTCCTTCACTTGATACAGTATCTCCAACTTCAACTCCAGTGGTATCAGCAATACCAACAATATCAGTTCCTGCACCTACTGGACCTGATGAATCAACTGTAAGACTTCCTTTTTGAATCATACCAGTTGTAACACCTACCCACGAGGTAGTTGCTATTCCTAATGGATCATCATTGGATTTTATAAACCCTAAAGCCTCAGGATTAATCTCTGAGTGTCCAGGTGCTAATGGCCAATCTGCCTTCTCAAACCAATAAGGTGCTTTTGCATCACCAGGAAGATCACGCAATTTTTCTCTATAGGTTGCCCATGCAGCCTTAGTGGTTGAATCTAATGGATTATCAGGAACCTGAGTCCAGTCTGATACTTTAAGTTCATCATCCCTATAAGTTCTCAGTTCTGCGAATCCTGAAGTTAGATGACTTGTATGTAATTCAATCCTATCTGCTAACTCCTCCTGAAGATTGAATACTTCAGGTGAATGAGTTTCAGTACCATCCAAATTAAAAATAACTGACATTTGTATATCCCCCTTAAGCTGTTGTCATGGAACATGTACCAAAGCATGGTCTATCACAGGGTATACCCCATATAGTCCAACAAGGCATACCTATCATCAGATCACCACCTTCAGTAGTAGGATAATTACCTCCTGCTAATACCGATTGGAATGGTGTTTCTTGTGTTCTTACACACATTCTTGTCACATACTTAGAAGAATTTTGCTCCTTACCCCAGAATATACATGCACAATTCACCTGTCCCTTCTGTCTCTCACATCCACTATAATTATGACAATCACAACATCTTACGAATTTTTTATAACTCCAATCATACCAAAAACCTGTACCTAGATTTCCTGAAGTACATCCTTTCCATTTTGGAGCCATTATACAGAATTCAAAACTCCATGCATTATCAAATGAACTATTACAACAATAAACACATGCCTCTTTACCCATCCAACAACAACTGTAATGACACCAACAACAACATGATTTCATTGGCCAAGCACAAGTACAGTGTCCTCTATAATTTTCGTTGCAGCAACAGAAACAATCATCACTACCAGCCCCAGGATAAATGTAAGTATAGCAACATGCACAATTCCTTACACCATTATAATGAATCTTAAATCCTTTGTATTTAGAAGTATCAATACACCATATTACACAGCATCCATAACAATCAGTCCAACAAGGACAATTACAAATCATCTCCCAACACCCAAAACCAGGCATTACTAGGGGAGATGGTTGACATGCAGGAGGTTGAGTGGTAAGTTTGCATACTGTATCGCAAACAGCAGTACAAACTTGTG